TGTGTCCGTCAGCAACTTGGCGAGAGTGAGTTGTTCCGCTCCTATCCTGGGATTTGCGCTCATTTTTCAACCTTCTTTCTATGCTGTAAAATTGCCTGTAAAGCTCATGATTTTGTGCTTGATTTTTGTTCCATCGTCGAGAATCTCATCCATGTCCTGCGCATAGTTTCTGCCGTATCCCGCCGCCTGCATAATCCGATTGACATGCCCCGCGATGGTTGATAGGCTCGCCGTTCCCCAAAGATGGATGCGGAAAGTGACCTCGCTTTCAACCTCATCGTTGTCGGCGCGAAGCCCCTCGCTATTGTTCAATTCCTCGTAGGTGAGATAGGGATATATGGGAGTGCCAGAGAAGTCGGCAATGCCGTCGAACATGCGGGTTGCGGGAAGCAGTAGAATTAGGGCGGCGTCGGTGCTTAGCGCTAAAAAGATTGCGGGTTTTCCGTTATACGTCCGTACCCCCTCCCCCTTCGATGCCCTCGCGCATGACCTCGGCCATCGCATGCATCATGTCGTTTTTCTTCGTATGGAAAGCGGGTTCAACGAATGGTTGCGCCCGCATTTTGGAAGTACCAAATTCGACGAATTTGCCGTAGAACGGGGCGTCTTTGCCCTCCGACCTGGGGCCGACGTAGGCATAGACCTCGCCGTTTTTATCCGTTTGTGGCTCGGTGACAATGATATTGTCTTTGAGCTTGCGAGTATCACCTACCGGGGCGCGGGCCTCGACCTCATCGCGGAGGATTTTTGCCCCGGCCAAAACCGCCTTTTTCTCGCGGGCTTTTACTCGAGCCATCGCATCATGGGTGAGCTTTTCAAAGCCGGAGGTGTCCAGCGTAAACGGCATAATCCCACCTCTTTCCGCGAAAAAAATATTTAAAAATCTTTTCAAAAACCTATTGACATTCCGGTGTACATGATATATAATACATAGTGTCAGGCGGACATGAGCCGCTGGCGGGAAAGGGGCGAACATCATGAAAAACTACACGAGGATTAGTGGCAAAATCGCCGCAGACCGTTGCACCAAAAAGTACATGCTCTTTGGCGAACCCATGAGCGCTCTCTACTGCGACTGCGGATGCCAGACGCCCCATGATGATGATCCCGATATCAACTTGGACGGCGTAACCGTCGTAGCGGACGCCGTCAACGAACAGGGCAACCACATGAGACCGGATGAAGGGTGCCGTTTGCTCGCTCGCGATGGCATCTATTGCGGGCAAATCAGCCTCTACACTCACGATTGGCTATGGCTGGACGGCGTCGAGTATCTCGGCATAATCGACAACAGCCGGCTTATGCCTCTGCTTGATGCCGCGCAGCGTCTCAATAATCCCGCCGATAATGTGGTTGGGGTTGGCGATACGGTCGAAGAAACGGCCGCCGCCGAAGCTCGCTCGGATGTAATAGACCTCATGGAGCAGGACGCCCGCAATGCCGACCATCCCGGCTATTGCACCAAATGCCACTCCTATTGCTGGGGTGACTGTGACGCGGTTAAGTGATCCCGCCCTTTCCGGGCGGCGAGCCTCCCTCTGCGGAGGTTGGCCAGCCGGAAACGGCAAATAACAGAGGAGGACAAGACGATGCTTATCAGGATCGCGGAGACAAATGAGGTTAAGGAATTGCGCGCGCTTGACCGCAAAACTGGCGTCGAGTGGACGAAGGACTTGGTCGAGGCGGGCGGCCTGCAACGGGACGACGAAGGAATCCATATCATGAGCCAGGTCAACTACGGTTGGTGGCGGCAGTACCTTTCCGACATGGATGCCGACGAGGGCGAGCTCAGCGACCTAACCGACGAACTGCGGCGGCTCGGCGTTGACAACGCTACGGATGAGGTGCGGGACATCGTGGCCGACTACCTCGCCTACATGGACATGGAGGATCATCACAAAGGACGGCAACGCGCCATAGCCGAGATACGCGAGCGCCACGGCCTGATTGCCTCCGAACTGGAGGCCGCGCAATGAAGATGCTGAAATCCGCCGAGTATGCCGCGCTCTGGCATGTTTCCAGCAAAGAGGTCAATCGGCTATGCAATACCGGGCGCGTTCCCGATGCAAAATATGAAATCATCAATGGACGCATCTATTGGATGATTCCCGAAGGAACGCCGAAGCCCGAACCGATGAAGCCCGGCAAGAAGCCCTCGAAATGAGGGCTTTTATATTTCCCCCTTGCATATCAGCAGCAACGATATATTGCGCTCGCCCTCGTTCTCCGCGCCGATTATTCCGAGATAGGTGCCGCCGAATTTCACGCGCATATGAGGAGTGATGCCCGCCGCATATCGGACGCGGAATATCTGCGTAATCTCGCTGTTATTCGTCGCCAGCCGGTAGAACTCGCGGGAAGTCTTGCCCAGCGGCTCGGCCCAGACAGTTTTCAGATCTGACCAAGCAGCGGAAGCATTGCCCTCGGCGTCCTGCGCGATGGTCTTTGATTGGATCGTGATTTGTATAGTCAACTTCCCGGCGTCGAACTGTATCATGCCGGTATCACCCTCTCCGGGTCGAGAATCCGATAGAATGCCTCCGTCATGGCCTCTCCGGGATGGTCGTATATCCACAGCGCCCCGAGCTCAATAGCAATCAGCGTCGCGCTCGGAACGGAAGCCCCCGCCGAACCATACCCGCAGGTGAAGCGGAAAACCACTCCGGCATACTCTGGTATCACGGAGGGCCAGTCTTCCCCATATTTCAGGAAGATGCGGCCCTTTCCACCCGATGTATCCACGGTGAAATCAGTCAGCGTCATGGCTGTAGTCACGCCGTCGATGTCCGTAACGTTTACGGACACGAGGGATACTAGCGGAGGGAGCGGTATATCAAGCGGAAGCGCGGGGAATTCGTCAAAGATAAGTTCCCACGTTTGCGTGATATATGCCCGGTTTTGATAATTCTCGGCCAGTTCCCGCGCCATCTTGATGATCGACGTGAGCGTCGCATCCGCCACATCGGTCGATATGCGCCCGAATGTGCGGAGGTCTGCGGGCAACACCGGCTCCACCGCTGGGGGCGTGATACGTTTCAGGCGACCGCCCATTCTTCTCCCTCACTTTCACGGAAAAGGGCGGCGATATTTCACGCCGCCCCGCTTGAATCATTGTTTTATGCCAGTGCGCCAGCCTTCGGCGGTACGTCATAGGTCGTGCCGTTTGCCGTGGTGAGTACGTTACCCACGCACCGCACAATCTCGATGTCAAGGCAAGCGGCGTAACCGTTGCCAGCACCGCAAAGCCAAGTATTGTTTGCAAGAAGAAACTTATCGGAATTTTCGTCTACGATCATTCCCGATGTCTCCATCATGTTTCCCGCGAATACGGAGCGTTCCGTTGCGGTTGTGAAGCTGGAATTAACCGTGAATCCCTTGACGCCCTCAATCCAGTTATTAAGGATCATAGTGCCCCGGCCCTCGCCAGCGCCCAGGTTGATAGCCGTTGTTGAGAACGCGCCGATGAAGGAGCAATTCTCAACGCGAAGAAAGTCAACGCCGGTTGCGCTAAGTCCGATCGTTGCGGCAACGGCGGTGTTGCCGTCGAAAACGCAGCCAAGGAATTGCAGGCCTACGGTAGTGTCCGGAACTGTGAAAATTGCGCCGCCAGCCGCCAGCGACTTGAAGCCCATGTTGATGAATCGCGTTCCCATGTAGGTGGCCGCGCCAATGACATGGTTTCCGATCATTGTCGGGTATGGCCGATGGTCGTAGGATCCCACGCCGATAACGTCGCACTTGTTGGGCAATGTAGTCAGCGTTTCCTTGTGATCTTCGTCGTTGTCGCCCTTGAAGAATATCCGGTTCCGGTTCGCCCAGCCAAAAGCTCCGGCCGCGATGGCGGCATTTGAAAGCACAATGGCGGCCGCCAGAGTTTTCAGCGGGTATTCCCAGCTCAGGCCATCATTTGTATCCGCTCCGGCGTTCACGTCAACAAAGTAATCCGTGCCGATTGAACCGATGCCTGCGGCTATGGCCTCAAGATATTGATAGTTTGGTATCCCATTGTATCCGTTCGGTATTGGCATATCGCGCACCCCCTAGTTCACGTTGATGTCGGAATCAACGACGTCGGAGCCCTGCGTTACGGGCACGTTGCGGGCATTGTAGCGTATGGCGATTATGCTGTCGATAACCGCATTGCCATCCGCGCGGGTGAGGTCGAACCGTACATACCGCTTGCCTGGCCGTATGAGGTCGAGGGCAAGCAGCTTGTTATCGTGGTCTGTCGCGGTCGCGGTCAGGCCGCCCGCCGTTACCGCTTCATACGCGCCGTCCGTAAGCGCCGCATTGTCACCGGTATAGGCTTTCAGGGTAGGCACGGAGCTCACGTCCACGGCGCCAAGAATGGCGATGCCGAGAACGCTATCGAAACCCTGCATGTCGAGTATGTCGCCATCGGTAATAGCCGTGGCCGCAGCGACGGCGGCGACGCTCGTTTTATCGAGCTTGCAAGCTTCAAGCAAAGACGGGATCATGTGTTACCTCCATTCATTTTTTAAAGGGCGAGCGCAGGCCCGCCCCGGCAATTGTTCGTTTAGGCCAGTTTCACGCGGGCGAACGCCTCGTCGAGAACCGGCATGCCGTCGGTCTCGATGCGGCTGAGGTAATCGATCTGGTTCTGGCGGGCATAGAGCTCCATCAAAACCTGAATCGCCACGTTCATTCCGTCAACGATCCAGTAGTACTGGAAATCGCCGAGGATGCCGACATAGAGGCTGGTCGTGAAGGTGTGGGGCGCGTTCTCCGTCATATAGACGGACTTGGAAAGCAGGCGGTCGGGTTGGTCGGCCACAACGGAGGGCTGCCAGATATACTGGTTGTTGCCATCCTTCAACTTGGCGATCTGCTTCACCGCGTCGCGATGGAACAGCCAGGAAAGCCGCGCCTGATATTGCTGCTTGATGCTGTATTTGGCTTCGTACAGGCCGTCGAACTTGATTTCCGTGGCCGTGTTGCCCGTGGAAACGTCGCGGCTCGTCGGTATGCCGTCGTCGGAGACGGTGAATATGCCGAGGGGCTTGCCTACGCCGTCGCCGGTCATATATGCGATTTCCTCAAGTTCAGCGAACATGAAATCAAGTTCTTCGCGCAGAATAGTGTCGGCGTCCGGGCGATTCTGCATGAGGGTCTTGGAAATGAGGATTTCCGCGCTTGCCGGGTTGGGTTTAAATTCGCGCTTGCCGAACGCCAAATCCGTATCCGTGGTGGGCGTGGAAATTTCCGTTCCCCACGCGGCGCGGGTCATGCGGCTGGTGCGCTTTGGGAAGCCGAGGGACTGCGCGCCCTTCAACGGCGGCCGCACCTTGCAGATTTTCCG